GCGAAGTAACCGGCAGCGTGCAGAAGGTCCAAACGGTAAACGAAGGCACGCGCTACCCGCGCAGCGTTGTTTCAATCAAGCGGCAGACGGGCATGCACCCCACCCAAAAGCCCGTTGCCCTTATGGAGTACCTTATCCGCACGTACACGAACGAGGGCGAAACGGTGCTTGACTTCACGATGGGTTCCGGCACTACCGGCGTGGCGTGCGTGAAAACGAAACGGGACTTCATCGGGATAGAACTTGACTAGGGGTATTTCAAAATAGCGGAACAGCGAATCAGGGATACGGCGCCGCCTGTTTTTTGAGGCGGTCTTTTTTGTTGCCCGGAGCGAGATGCTTCGGGTTTTTTGTTCACCGGGAGGGTGATTTCTCATGGCGTTGAAATTGCGGATTTCTGCGGAGGAATTGGCGGGGCTGCCGGAGGGAATCCGGGAGTTCTATGAGGAGAATAACGGCGCGTTTGTCCTTTCTGTCGACGGAATCGAGGACACGAGCGGGCTCAAGTCTGCTCTAGAGAAGGAACGTAAGACGGCCCGGGAGCTGGAGAAATTAGCGCGACAGTATCAGGGACTCGGGAAGAGCCCTGAGGAGATTGCGGAGTTGGTCAAGGCTCAAGAGGAGTCGGAGAAAAGCCGGCTGGAGCAGAAAGGGGAGTGGGAAAAGCTCAAAGCTCAACTCCTCGAAAGTCACAAAAAGGAACTCGCCGCCCGCGACGAGGCCGTCCAGCAGATGAAGGGCACTCTGGAATCGTACCTCGTGGACGCGGCTGCTACGGAAGCGATAGCGGCGGCGAAGGGAATCCCGCAACTGCTCCTCCCGCACGTGAAGAGCGCAGTCAAGGTCATTGAAGAGGACGGCAAGTATCAGGTCCGCGTCGTCGGTCCGGACGGATCCCCGCGAATGAACGCCAAGGGTGAATTTCTCGGAATCAAGGATTTCGTCTCGGAAATGCGCGAATCGGAGGTCTTCAGCCGTGCCTTCGAGGGCACCGGAACTACCGGGAGCGGAACACCGGCGAACAGGGGAAACGTGCGCCCTGGCTCTTTCATCCTCTCCCGCGAGGACGCGAAGGATCCCATGAAGTACCGCGCCGCTCGGGAAGCGGCTGCAAAAGCGGGGCAGGAACTCCAGATAGCAACGGAGTAACCACACACAAAAAACAGGAGGTAACACTCAATGAGTAATACACTCGGCAACTACGATCCGATTTTCTACGCACAGGAAGCGCTCATCGCGCTCAACAAAGCTCTCGGCATGGCGGGGCGCGTTTATCGCGGATACGACCCGAACCCTCAGCAGAAGGGCAGCGTCATTAACATCACGCGCCCCTCGGTCTTCGAAGCCACGAACGTCAATACCAGCACCGGAGGAACGACACAGGAACTTACGCCGGAGAATGTGAGCATCACGCTCGACACGTGGAAGGAAGTAAAGTTCGGTCTGACAGACAAGGAACTCTCTTTCACCAAGGAAAAAATCATCACCGACCACATCACCCCGGCAGCCTATGCGCTCGCTGACGCCATCGATTTGAGCCTTGTCGGTCTGTACAAGAAAATCCCCTGGAAGGAGGCCATCAGCTCCACTCCCGTAGTAGCGGACATTACCGGTGTGCGCAAGGCGCTTTTCAACAACAAGGTTCCGATGAACGATCTTCACTTCATGGTCGATGGCAGCGTCGAGGCCGGGCTTCTCGCGCTGTCCGCGTTCGCTACTGCTGACGGGGCCGGTCAGGTGGGCGTCGATACCCAGCTTCGCGGCTCTCTCGGGACGCGCTACGGCTTCGAGTTTTTCGCCAACCAGAACACGCCAGCGCATACGTCCGGTACAATGGCCGACACCGCCGGAGCGTTGAACGCAGACGCCGACAAGGGAGCCACGTCCATCGTCATCAAGTCGCTGACAAACGACCAGACGCTCAAGATCGGCGACATTATCAAGATCACGGGAGACGCCCAGCAGTACGTTGTCACAGCCGATTACACAATCTCCAACGCCACAACCGTAGCAATCTACCCGGCGCTTGCCAAGAAAAACCTCGCCGACGCTCTTGTAACGGTGATTCTTCCTTCCGGGACGGGAGCGACGAAGAACCAGTGCCTCGCGTTCCACCGTCACGCCTTCGCGCTCGCTATGGCTCCTTTGAGCGACATGGGCGGACG